TGTTCTCACCAACGGCACGAACCATTTGGAGAGGAACATAAGGACAATAGAATAGTCCAGCATCATAAGGGGAAGAACCCTTATAACCAACAACATAGTATTGACCACCATTAGAACCAACGTTTGAACCACCAGAATAAGGATCGATATAGACCTTATACTTACCTTGAAGAATACCAGCGAAGGTATTGCCAGTGTCATCAACGTTAAGATTAGCGTTGAGTGCGGGGGTGTAATCAAGAACACCTGCCATGGTGAGTGCCGAAGCAACGTCTGCCGAGCAGAGGATCATGTTACCCTTTCCTCTACGAGTTTGTTGTGCGATTGCGTTAGCATCGCGCTCAATTTGGAAGATAAGACCTTTGAACTTCTCAACTGACCAACGACCATTGGAGTCAACGTCAAGGTCAAAAGTACCATTAGTAGCAACGTTAGTCTGAGCACCAGGCTTAGCAACGTTATAGATGGTACGAATGACTTCGCGGTTGATTTCTGCAAGAATTTCAGTTGACAGAAGATTTGCCAACTCAGCTTCTGCATTCAGACCGTGAATTGCTTTGAGGTCTTGTGCGAGTTCAAGTGAGTACTCAGCTTTCAGAGCACGGGATTTTGCAGTAACGGTGATTTTCTCAATTGAGAACGCCATTTCGTTGAAATAATTTCCTGCAGCATCGCCAAGTGCTTCTGCGTCACCTGTACGCATACCTTGACCAACATTATAAAGAGATGGATTAGTTCCAGCAGCGTCAAGAAGACCTGGGTTTGAACCACTCTGAGCAGTAGTACCAAGACCAACTGAAGCAGTTGATTCTAAAGTAGTATTAAATCCAGCATCTGTACCAGAGAATGCGGAATCTACTTCGTTGTAGAATGTTTCCGTACCACCCTGAGTCTTATACTTCGAACGCATTGCGAAGATAAGTCCAGTAGGACCATTCATTGGTTGAACACCTGCGAGGTCGTAAGCGACCAAGTTGGGCATTGCACGTCTGATCAAGGAGATCAGAACTGGATCGAAACCTGCAACGGTTTGACCACCTGAACCGGAATATCCACCTTGACCACCAGCACTATTACCTGAGTTGGTTGGTGCTTCCGAAAGAAACTCGCGCTCTTCACGAATAGTTTTTTCTTGGTTTTCGAGCAGGACAGCGGTGACCATTCTACGATGAGAATCCTTGATAGAATCAAGTCCCTGATAGTCCAGGATTGGTGCCCACTTCTCCTGCAAATATTCTGCATTGAACATCTGCATTTGTTTTACCTCTAGTTAAAATGTGTTAGTTTGATTTGTTTATGATTTAAAAATCACTTATTAGTAGTTCTGCTGAGAACTGATAAGTATCTCTCCATAGCACCACTAACTTGTGGAGCATTGGAATATTCTACTTCTTCAGATAAATTCTCAGTGACTTCTCTTTGAGTACCAGAATTAAATGGGAAATATGATTCCCTTAAAGTTACCAGTTTCTCACGATAGTTTGCTTCACTATCAAACTCAACATTTTCCGCAAGAGAAGCGAGTTTGTCCTTCTGAGAAAGTGCAAGACCCTCAGTGACATCTGCAAAGATTACATCGGCAACTGACTCTGCTAATCTGTTATTAAGAGCAATATTTTTTTCAATTTGCTCGTTGAGTTTTTCTTCCATTTCATCAAGTTTATCTACCATACTCTCGATTACATCATATTTCTCTTCAGGGATTGATACATAATGATCTTCAAAAAGACCCTTCATTCCTTCAAGGAATGATTCGGTCATTTCAGTTTTAAGACCCGCTTCAATAGCAAGTGCGTTTTCTGAAACCCACTCATCAGTAACATACTCAAGATAAGCATCAACTCTTTCGATGAGTCCTTGCTTAATAGTTTCAACTTCTTCAATGAGTGCATTTTCATAAGTTTCTTGAATCTGCTCTTTGATCTCAGATACTTTTGATCTGATAGCAGCTTCAAAAATAGTACGTGCTTTCTCTTGAAATTCCTCAGAAAGATCTTCACCAGCAAGAAGGGCATTGACATCTTCTTCGATGTCATACTCCTCTTCTACTTCATCACCTTCTTCGGATTCCTCTAAAGAATCTGTATCCTCTTCTTCTTCTTCAGAAGATTCTAAAAGTGCTCCGTCCTCATCATACTCGGCATCTTCTTTTGCCATCTTTTGCATGGAGTCTGCTGCTGCAGCTTTAGCGTTAACAACATTCTTAACTTGTTGAAGAGTTGCGCCAGGAGTATTGAGTTTTGCCGAATCATCATCTGAGCGATAATTTTCTGGAGTAGGTCCACCCAAATCTTCCCATGCACCAGTTTGTCCAGGAGCAATTCCAGTGGACAACTTTGGCATTGGTTCAGCGGGTGCAGCTCCTTTGGTTACTACGTTTTCCATTTCTTGTAAATTGCTACCAACGGACATTTTAGATCTTGTGTATAATCTATATTTATTTATAATTTAAAGATTTGCTAAGAAATCTTGGAATAGATTAACTTTATGCTCATCCAATCTTTTTTGATCAACTAAGGTGTTGATTCTTCTTTGAGTTTTGGATACAAAATTCTCACGAAGAATTCCTCCTTCCCAAACCCACTCCTTACCTTCCATAATTCCCGAAATAAAAGCATCAGGGGCAGAAGGATCAGCAACAATATCTGCTGCAGTTGCAAGCATAAAATCTTCACCAACAATTTTATGACCTTCATTGGTCATCCTTAATGATCCAACACCACGAGAAGAAACTCCAAGACAAACACCTTCAGAGATAAGTGCTTTAGCAATTTTGCCCATTGGAGTTTCTAGAAGTTGTGCCTTACCAATAAAATTGTTTCCTTTTTGTTCAAGGGAAACAATTTTGTGAGAAACACGATCAAGATTAACTGTAGGTCCATCAGGATGACCGAGTTCTCCAAGAGCACGACCTTTACCGACAAATGCCTCATTATATCTTTTTACTTCGCGGGCAAGAGTTTGCATTGGATACATTCTGCCGTTACGATTACAGATATCACCTTGAAGAAAAACTCCCTCAATAAACATTTTCTTTTCGGCACCTTTACCTTCGGTGATGAATTTAACCTGTTGTACTTCTTCTGTGATGAGTTTCATTTTTATGCGTCTCCGGCAATTTGAACTTGTTGGTAATATAAAGCTCCTGCTCCAGTTCCATATGCAGAAACTTTTATTGATCTTCTTAAATCTGCATCAGTAGAAAATGCAGTTACAATTCCAGATGTGCTCGTGGATACGGTAATTCTTGCTGAATAATATCCACCAACTCCACTTGTTGCATCAACTGCCGTAATGGGTTGATGAGTAAAATTGTAATATGGCTGCCCTACGGAAGTTAAAGTTACATAATCTCCAACAACAAATGGTGATCCAGATCCTGTTGGAAAATCAATTGTAGTTGTAGTTCCTGTAGTAATTCCGGAAATTCTTTGTGATGCTGGACTTAATGCAAGCACCGCAGTTCCTCCTGCAGGAACATAATAATCTGTTGTTGCTGCTGTTGGACTAGTTCCAATTCCAATAAAGGCTCCGGCAGAAACTGCCACAACTCTTAGTGCTTTAGTCTGAACTGACAATGCAGATGAAGTTGTAGCAGCTCCAGAAGTAATTGCAATAGAACTGCCAAGACCAACTGGTTTATGTACTGTCATTATTCTTGATCCTCGTATGATGGTTCATTACCAAACATAGATGTGGCAACTAAAGGTCGAGCAGCATCAACTCTTTCTGCTGCTTTAGCAAACAGAACGTCTTTAATTTTGTCACTGATTTCTGATGCTGACGAATCAGTAGCAATCAAGTCGATAAGTTCTTCCATAAAAT